CGACTACAACAAATCCCTTTTCGAAATCACCCTTACCAACGGCTCCCTCATCCAAGGCATCCCCGCCTCAGAACCAGAACGGTACCGCGGTAAGCAATTCCATGGGGCATGGTTTGACGAGCTCTGCGCATTCGAATACCTCGACGACGCCTATGACGGTGTGCAATTCACGCTGCGTCTTAGAGATCCGCGGATCCCAAGGGTCCAGCAAATTATCACCACCACCCCTAAGCCAAAAGAATTAATTGTTGACCTTGCCGAAGGTAAAGTCGGTGGCGATGTGTACATGGTTAATGCCAGTTCGTATGACAACCGGCAAAACCTATCTGAGACATTTTTTAAACAGCTTGAGACGTATGATGGCACCGACATCGGCCGTCAGGAGATCTATGGCGAAATCCTTGATCCTGAGCAAGCAGGTATTATCAAGCGCAGACAATTTCGTATGTGGCCAGCTAGCAAACCGTCTCCAACACTGGAGTATGTGATTGCCAGCTACGATCCGGCTACCAGCGAAAAGACAATGAACGACCCGACGGCTTGCACGATCTGGGGCGTGTTTGAACAGGAAGATGCCGGTACGGCAATTATCCTTTTGGACGCATGGGACGAGCACTTGGCTTATCCGCAGTTACGTCGTAAAGTGATCGACGATTTTAAAGAAGTAGTTTATGGCGCGGATAATGATTTTGCAAAAGGCCGTAAAGCAGACCTTATTTTGATGGAAGATAAATCGGCTGGTATTTCACTGATTCAAGAGTTGCAGGGATCAGGCGTTCCGGTGCGGGGATACAACCCCGGACGAGCAGATAAAGTTCAACGATTAAACATTGTGGCACCGCTAGTTGCCAAAGGTAAAGTATTTATTCCAGAAGATCCAAAGATTAAGGGCGAGTTTGCCGAATGGGCAAAACGATTCCTTCGCCAAGTCTGTTCATTCCCCGAAGCTGGAGGCCACGATGACTATGTGGACTCCTTGTCACAAGCATTACGGGTACTGCGGGACTCTGGTTGGATACAGCTTGATTATTTACCAGCACGTGATTATGACTACGCCGACGATGCAGCAAGTCGCCGGTTTGCAAATCCCTACGCGCAATAGGGCGGATTGACCCCCTTTATTGCATTAATATTAATAGGACAACCTTGTCCACCCAATTATGTGAATTTCTAAAATAAGCTATGGCAAACCCAATATTACCAATTCAAGCTGGAAATCATTTACCGGGCCTAGGCCACGACGATGATATTCTTGATGCCCAAGACCAAGAAGTGGAATTGGATGCCATCGAAGATGCTTTGGGATTAGACCCAGATGAAGTAGAACAAGAAGTTATTGAGTTAGATGACGGTTCAGTTGTTGTTAACTATACAGAAAAACGCGGACCCCAAAAGGATCCAGAGTTTTACGAAAACCTAGCAGAAGTATTTGATGAGTCGACATTACAGATGTTGGCTGTTGAGTATTTGGACTACATTGAAGTTGACAAAGAGTCACGTAAGCAACGCGACAAGCAATACGAAGAAGGTTTACGCCGCACTGGCCTTGGCAAAGACGCGCCCGGTGGCGCAACATTTGATGGTGCTTCCAAAGTGGTGCACCCTGTCATGGCAGAATCCTGCGTTGACTTTGCAGCTTCTTCGTCAAAAGAATTATTGCCACCCGATGGCGTAGTTAAGTCTAACATCAAAGGACAAGCAGACCGCATAAAAGAAGAGACAGCAAATCGCAAAGTCACTTTTATGAACTGGCAGTTGTCCGAACAGATTCCAGAATACCGTGACGAGATGGAACAGCTGTTGACTCAGCTTCCTCTCGGCGGTTCCCAATTCCTTAAGTGGCGCTACGATTCTGAACAACGTCGCCCAACATGCGAATGGGTACCAATTGATAACATCTATTTGCCTTACGCGTCGACAAACTTTTATACAGCTCAGCGCGTAACAGAAGTTCAAGATATTACAGAAGATACGTTCTTACAACGTGTTAGTGCTGGCATCTACAAAGATATTGATAGCCAGTACAGCTCCGATACTCCGTTAACAGAACAAAGCCGTTCTGAAGAAGCTAACGACAAGATCGAAGGTAAAGATATGCCATCCAAGAATGTGGATGGTTTGCGTCGTGTATACGAAATTACTTGCTTCATGCGTTTGGATGATGATCCAGAAACAGAAGGTAAGCGCGCTCCGTACATCATGACTATTGATGAGACAACAAGCAAGGTAATCGCGTTATACCGCAACTGGGAGGCTGGAGATGACAAACTCGAAAAGATGGATTGGTATGTCGAGTTTAAATTCATCCCTTGGCGTGGAGCTTACGCTATTGGATTACCTCATCTTATTGGTGGTCTCTCTGCTGCTCTTACCGGTGCTCTGCGTGCTCTGCTTGACGCTGCTCACATCAACAACAGCCAGACACTGCTTAAACTCAAAGGTGGACGAATTGGAGGACAGTCTGACAGGATCGAGCCCACCCAAGTTGTAGAAATTGAAGGCGCGCCCGGCGTTGATGATGTTCGCAAGATTGCAATGCCAATGCCGTTTAACCAGCCATCTAGCGTTTTGTACAGTTTACTTGGCTGGCTTACTGACGCAGCTAAAGGCGTGGTTACTACCGCCGAAGAAAAGATTGGCGAAGCAAATAACAACATGCCTGTCGGTACAGCCCAAGCGCTAATCGAGCAAGGTGCAAAAGTATTCTCCAGTATTCATGCTCGTTTGCATCGTAGCCAAGCTAAATCATTGGCAATCATCTCTCGTATCAATCACTGGTACCTTGATGAGATGGATAACGAATGCGGCGAAGAAATTAAGGTTCGCGACTTTGCGTATAACAATGACGTACGCCCAGTATCTGATCCTAACATCTTTTCTGAGACACAGCGCTTAGCACAAAACCAAGCTCTGTTGCAAATGGCAACATCAGCACCTCCCGGTATGTTTGATGTGCGTGCAGTATACCGCCGCGTGTTACAACAATTAAAGATTCCTGCTGTTGAGGAAGTATTGCCAAACCCGATGGGCGCTAAGGAATCCAACCCAGCACTGGAAAACGTTTCCATGACAATGGGCCGTCCTGCTGCTGCGTATCCTGACCAAGATCACATTGCACACATTAAGGTTCACTTAGAGTACGCCGAAAACCCAGCGTATGGTGGCAACCCAGTTATTGGGCCTACATTTGCACCACATGCATTAGAGCACATCAAGCAGCACTTAACATTGCACTATCTGCAGTCCATGCGTGCTTATGTGGCACAAGCCTCTGGCGGCCAAGATGTATTGAACTTGCACCAAGAAAATCCGTTGGATATCGAATCACAACAGGCTTTGGCTCTGGCATCACAAATGGTCGATTCCGATGCGCGCGATACATTGACACCATACGTGCAAAAGATTCAAGCGTTGGCACAAAAAGTTCAGCAAGCTATGCAAGCGCAACAGCAACAAGCTGCTATGGCTGATCCAACAGCACAAGTTCTTTTGCAAACACAGATGGCAGAAACCAAACGCAAAGCTGGCGAAGCACAAGCCCGTATGCAACTGGATAACCAGAAAGATACGCAGAACTATCAGATCAAGATTGCCGAGTTGCAACAAAAAATTCAGGATCTGCAACTCAAGTATCAAGTTCAGTCTAGTATTGATGCAAACCGTAGCTCTACTCAGATTGCTATGGCAGATCTTAACAATGCATCGCGTGAGCGTGTTGCCGAGATTGCAGCGCGTGCTGCTCTGACCCAGTCACAGATTGAAGGTCAACAGACCCAAGACCAGTTGGCTCAAGAAGCATCGCAACAAGCACAAGCAGATTTACGTCAGCATGGTATCGCATTACAGCAACAGTATTTCCAACATCAATCTGATGTATCGCAACAAGCAGCACAAAACGCAGCACAACAACAGCAGCAACAACCACCCACTGAGGAACAATAATGGCAAAAGATGAATTAGGTTTTCGTCAAACCTACAAACAAACTGGTATCCAAAGCTCCGGCGGAGGCCCCGGCGAAACAACCATTGACGCTGGCAATTCTGGCTCACATCGCGACAACAACTGGAAGATCGGCGCTAAGCAAGCTAAGCTAGCCAATTCTTCTAAAGTTGGTCCAGATAAGAACCTGAACGAAATCGGCGGCGGCAACTTTTATTAATGCTTGGGGCGGATTTTACGCCCTAATTGCATTAATATGAATATGAAAGATTTATTAGGCGAGATTCTGCATAGAATTAAAACCGCACAAAATGAAATGACAGAGGCCATAGCTTCTGGCGTTAACGTACATAACTTTGATACTTATCAAAGACTTGTCGGTAAGCGTGAGGGTTTATCCGATGCCCTAGCGATTATTGAAAGCATTTTATCGGAGGATGACGAAGACCTGTAAAGGTTATAGGAGCACTGAATAGTGTTTGATTTGAATCAAAAAGACGAACCCGATTTACGTTCAGAATTAGAATGTTTTCCTGAAGTAGATCCCGGAGTCGATGTAGCTGGTGATCGTGTGCTTGTGCAGTTACGCCGCGAAAAAACCACTAGCAAAGGTGGAATCATCCTTGTGGATGAAACCAAACAAACCCTACGTTTTAACGAGACTGTAGCTAAAGTACGCCAAATTGGCCCCCTAGCATATAAGTCGCCAGACACATTAGAGCCTTGGATTGAAGGCCCATGGTGTCAAATTGGTGATTTGGTTAGAACCATTAAGTACGGCGGTGACCGTTTTGTTGTTCAGCCTGATGATGATGGCGCCCCAGTGGTGTTTATTACTATTCAAGCACGTGAAATTATCTCTCGCATTCGCAGTTTTGAGCATGCGCAGAAGATGAAGGCGTTTGTAGATTAATTTTGAAAGAAAATTATGGCAGAAAATGAAAAAGATGTTCCCATTAAGGAACAAGAAGATGGCTCTATCTTAGCTAAAGTTGAGTTTCCAGAAGAAATTGGTGACGAAGACGAAGACAAAAAGGGCAAAAAAGAGAAAAAAGCAGAAAAAGACGAAGATCACGACGAAGAAGACGAAGAACTTCATGCTGCAGCGGATGATGAAGCTGCTGAAGAAGGCGAAACTGACGAAGAACGTGAAAAAATTCGTGAAGCACGCAGAGAAGAGCGCCGTCTTAAGAAAGATTTAAAGAAACAGCGCGAAATTTCAGCAAAAAACAAGATTACTGCACTTGAGCGTCGTAACGAAGAGCTAGCTCGTCGTTTGGCCGCAGTGGAAAGCACTGCATCATCGTATCAATTTGCGCAAATCGACAAGGCTATCGAAGATGAAGCCGCTAAAGTCGAATATACCAAATTAAAGATGCTGCAAGCCGCCCAATCTGGTGATGCCGCCGGTCAAGTGGATTATTTGGAGCAGTTGACAGATGCTAAACAGCGTTTGCAACAAGCCCAAGCATATAAAAAACAACAACTCGAAGCTGCTAAGGCACCTAAGCAAAATGTGCCTAACGAGATCAGCACCGAAGTTCAAGCTCAAGCCACACGTTGGCTAAAAAAGAACTCTTGGTACGATCCACAAGCTCGAGATACAGATAGTAGAATTGCCAAGGTAATAGATCAAGAGTTGGCTCAAGACGGATGGGATCCAGCGGACCCTGAGTACTGGGAAGAACTTGATAATCGTTTATCTGCACGCTTACCACATCGTTATACATCACAAGGTGGCAAGCAATCTAAGCGCTCAGCTGGCCCAACGGCTTCTAGCAGAGTAGCTAACGATGGCGTCAAGCCCGGCACAATCAGGTTAAGCCCTGAGCGTGTGCAGGCTATTAGAGACGCTGGTGCATGGGACGATATTGAGAAACGCAACAAAATGATCCGGGCATATGCGCAATATGACCGCCAAAATAGAGGATAATCAAAATGGCAAATACAAGAATTAAACGTGACTTAGATGATCGCATGGCCGATCGAGCACAAGAAGTAATGGAACGTGCGAATAACGCACATCCAGATGACATTGCACGTCGGGAACGCCTTGATGCGTTTAGAGACAAGTGGGCAAATAGTGCGTTGCCCGAGATTCCACCGGGAACTATTCCGGGGATGCACTTGTGTTGGTTATCAACAACCAATACTTACGACAGTATCGACAAACGTATGGCGTTGGGTTATGAGCCAGTTAAAGCTAGTGAATTAGGTGTTAGCTTTGAAGGACTAGGCAAGATGAGCTCCGGCAAGTTTGAAGGCTGTGTTAGTTGTAACGAAATGGTTCTCTTCAAGTTACCAGAAGATGTCTACCAAGAAGTTATGAAAATGCTCCACCTCGAGGATCCTCTCGAGCACCAACGCAACATCACCGCACAAGTGCGTGGTGCTGCTGAGGGAAGTAAAGGTGGGCGTTCCGTACTCGAAGG